CTTAATAAGGATCTAGCGACTGTAGACACAAAGGCGGGGGATGATGAAAGACAAAAGGCGGGTGCGATCATTGAACAAATGATTGCAAAGCAGATCGTGGTCGAATTAAAAAAGAAATATAACATCAAATAATATGCACCCAGAGGATAAAGTCGCATCGTTGTTTATGTCAGGGTTTGCGCTCGCGTTCAGTATCTTGGCTCTTATGTTTTCATTAGTGGCAGTGTTCTTAAATTAAAAAAATATGACAAAGCAAAAAATATATACTTGGTTTGGGTTTGTGAGTTTAATAGTTATTCCTATTCTGATCGGACTCGCTTATTTTCAGCAGATGAAAATCGTATCACTTCAGGCGCACGTGTCGGCGGTGTCGGAGATGAATGCGGAGTGTTTTAGTACGATAATCAAAATACGATAATGGGTACTTATATATGTCCGATCAAAGACAAGTTAAAACCTAAAACACATGACGATTCTCATTGGGACGGCTCTAGTTATACTTGCCCAGTCTTGAGAGATGAAATGGAGAAAGCGCTCAATAAAGAGAATTGGAAGAGGTTGAAAAAATTATCAGAATTGGCGGTTGAATATTTTATTTAAAGATATGATAGAGACAAGCACATTAAAATACGAGCTTTATTGTAAGCATTGTGACGCACCAGTAGGCTATACGGACCATTTTTTTGAGGTAGGCGCTGTACTCAATGCGGAAAGATACATAATCGTTTTGCCGAATGGTGAAAAGGCAAAAAGTGGCGAAAAAATAAACTGCAAGTGTCCGGGCGGGTACGCACCAATTTATGGAATAAGTCAAAGGGAGAATCCTGACTGGTGCGAGCTTTGTGGGGGTACTGGCGAAATATCAACGGATGAGCAGGACGGCGAGGGTCACACAATGCGTGGGGTCGGCACGCAGAAATGTATTTGTAGAGTAAAAGAACCAGAGTATGACAACCAAGAGCGATAAATTAAAAGTGTTTTTGTTTCCGGGTTGGGTTCACAGTGCTGACGGGGATGATCACTGGATCAGTGCGGCGAATCTAGCGAGGCTGTACGGTGTGAGGCAAGATGATGATGTTATTGTTTACAATAGCAAACATCCTATGCATCGGCACCCTAAGAGGTATTTTCCCGAGCATATAAGACTTTATCCGCTAAGCAATGGCAAATATTATAACATCCATGTCGAATACAAAAATGATGATCGGTAGGTTTTTTAAAACGGAGGAGGCTTTGATCGCTTACCTTAAGAGCGAGGAAAAGAAAAAGAGAAAGGCGGGGATCGTGGTGACGCAGAAATACTACGATCAATTTAAGGTGGTTGCGGGTGCGAACGGATTATTATTAACTGGCGAAAAATATGAGTGAAATAAAAATAACACCATCAGAAGTGAAAGAGGCAACGGCGGACGATGTGCGCCCGACATTCAAGATAGTTTGCACGGTCCTTTATTGTTTCATTTTTAGGAAATATTTAAAGATTACTTTCAGAAAGTAAAAAAATCACGGGGCATATCCCTCTAGAAAAAAATAAATAACCGATAGCTGTGGACAACCTAGCTTGGCAAGTGATGACATATCAATTATAATTACAGCATGATCAGAAAAACAAAAACAATAAAGATCAAAAAGTTAAATCCTGAGGAGTACTACTCTCTCACGGATCTTGCTCGAATGAATGCCTTTCCGTGGATTGGCTCTGACGATGTGAGACCTTACAGAAAGCTAGTGCTTTTAGATCGGGCGAAAAGTAATTATCTCAAGGGCTTGCTCACTGGCAAGGGTAAGAAAAAGAGATACGTGTTTCTTGGTGCGAATATTATTAGCTTTATATCTATCGTGCGAGAGGGTTCGGTCAATCTTTAGATATAAATAATTAAAAGTTACAATGTCAGACAACAAAAATGAGGTGGGGTTTAGTTCGGAGAATGATTTAAAGGTTTTTTTAAATACAAATTATTTAAAACAAATCAAAAACTTTTTTGCAGATGAGGGTAAAGCATTAAAGTTTATGTCATCCGTGATTGCTGACACTCAGCGCAATCCGAAGCTTTTGGAGTGTACGAAAAGCTCTCTTATCAATTCGTATATGACAATGGCGCAGATGGGTTTCATGCCCTCTGGTGTATCAGGCGAGGCTTATGTTTTGCCCTACAATAACTCTAAAAAAGAGGGTGACAAATATGTCAAAGTTTTAGAGGCGCAATTCCAAATGGGCTATCAGGGTCTTGTGACACTTTTCTATCAGGCGGGTGTTGAAAAAATAAGCGCTGCTTTGGTCCGTGAAAAGGATCGGACATCATTTGTGAATGGTGATCTTAGGCACGAGGTCGATATAACTCTTTCTAGCACAGAGAGGGGTAAGGCTGTGGGCGCGTATGTGATAGTGACTTTCAGAGGAAAAGAGAACGTAAAATATATGAACGGTAAGGATATTATTGACCACGCTAAAAGGTTTTCTAAATCTTACGATCCTACGGGCAAATACTCCCCGTGGAATCCTGAAAACGACCCAGAGCATTGGATGTGGTTTAAGACCGTACTAAAACAATTCTCTAAGCTATTGCCTAAAAATGAAATAATCAATCGGGCAATCGCGGAGGACAACAAGGACTCGGTCATCGAGGAGGCGAAAAAACTTAGAGAAAATACCAATCTAAATATGGGTAACTTTTTAGCAGATGGCAAAACTAAACCAAAAGATGAAAAATCAAACAAAAAAGAGGAAAAAAACGCAGAGGATTTCTCTCAAGAAATCACATATCCCGAAGATCCAACGATCGAAGGATAATAAAGGGGAAATACAAGGCTTTCCTCTCGATCACTACAGCTATTCGTCATTCAATAAGTTTGCGACAAATCCGTTCATGTTTAAAGTGAACAACATTAACGGCGACTACTTTGAAACAACATCGAAAGCAAAGAGTGTACTCGGTACCGCTTTGCACAAGGCTATGGAGGCATACTTTGGCGGTGGGGATCACTCCACGCCTGCAGATGATGGCGAGGCGATAATGTACGCGCATCAGGTGGGGCTTGATTTTCTGAATGCTTATTCTGACGGACTCATTGAGTGGGATAACATCGTTCCGAATAGAGCAAAGTTTCAGGAAAGATATGCATCGTGTTTTTTCGGGTATATAAAAGAGCTTGGCTATGGCACAGAAATAAAAGAGATTTTGCTTGTCGAAAAAAGTTTGAAATATAAGGTTGAGGTTGATGGCAAAGTGTTGCCTGTTCCGCTTAAGGGAATACCTGACCTAGTGTACAGAGATGCTGAGGGTAGAATAAAAATCCGGGACCACAAGTTTACAGGCAAGCATTCGGGGGAGGACGACATCGACCCTGCGAAATTAATTCAGGCAGCATTTAACTTTTTTCTTGTGTATGCAGAGCTTGGCGAACCGCCGTATTCGATAATGTTCTCTGAATATAAAACCACAGAAAATAAAGATAAGACCGCACCGCAGTGCCTAAATTACGAAATGATTTATGGCGAGACACCGCTTTTGTTTGAGTTCTTTTATCGAATGTATGAGGACATCACTGATGCGTTGCTCGGTAAGCAAGTATACTTGCCAAACTTTAATGCGTTCTATGACAAAGAAGTCGGCATACTCGCTTACATTCACAAGCTCGATGTTGACTCTGTTCGAGAGGCGGAATTTAAGAAAATGAATGTAGACAACATTACTGACTTTCTAAAAAAGAAAATACAAAAGCGAGGCGCTATGAAAAAGTACCTTGATGTTGTAGCGAATAAGTTTGTTTCTGCATCGACACTTAATTATGAAAATATGACAATTCAAGAAAAAATAAAAGCAAAATTAGCGGAGCACGGACTCGGAGTCGAGTATCATTCTATGGTGGTCGGCAGTGCGATTACTCTTTATTGCTATGAGCCTTCAGTCGGTTTGAAAATGGGAAAGATTGCATCGTTCGTGAAAGATATTGAGCTTGCTACAAAGACTTCAGGCATTCGAATATTGGCGCCGATCGCTGACTCTGGTCTTATTGGTTTTGAAATCCCGAATAAGGTTAGAACATTCCCGACCGATATGCCAAAGGCAGAAGGATTTAATCTCGCTATCGGTGTCGACATTATGGGTCAGGTGGTGCGGATGGATATTCGAGAGGCGCCGCACATCCTCGTTGCGGGTAGCTCGGGATCTGGTAAGTCAGTATTTTTGCACTCTATCATTCGACAGCTTATGACAATCAAAGGTGCGGAGCTACATCTTTTCGATCCGAAGAGAGTCGAGCTTAAAGAATACGAGGGGAGTGTCAGCGAGTATCAAAGCAATCATCGGGATATAACTATCTCTCTGTCTATGCTCGATAAAGAAATGGAAAAGAGATACGAATTGATGGAGAAAATGAAAATAAAAAATATTGCCGAGGTGTCGACTATTCCCTACAAGTTTGTGATCATCGATGAGTACGCGGATCTCGCTTTGAAAGAACAGACTGGGCAGTATGTGCAGTCACTCGCGCAAAAAGGGCGTGCCTGCGGTATCCACGTGATCATTGCAACACAGCGAGCGAGTACGAAAATAATATCGGGAGACATCAAGGTTAACTTCCCTACTAAGGTTGTACTCAAAATGAGCAAAGAGGTTGATTCACGGGTGATGCTCGATGAGGAGGGGGCAGAGAAATTGCTCGGTAAGGGGGATCTGCTATTCGTTGATGAGTCGGGCAAGACACAGAGATTACAAGGATTTAATATTTAAAATATGAAAAAAGAATCAAAACCAAAATCAAAAAAGCTATTAGAGAACCCTGAGGATTTGAAAGTCGGCATCACTGCCCTCTTTAAGGTGGACGAAATCAAAATGAAAAATCTACGATGGAGTTTTAAAATCGCAGTGACAAAAATACTGCCTAAAACCTATCATGATTATTCGTGCCGACTCTCTCTCGATGAGGAGCCTTACGACAAGAAAATAAAGCACGAGGAGAATCGCATCGAGGAGATAAAGCGGGACCAGTCGCTTTTCAAGGATAACGACCGATCTAAAATTGCCGACTGCAATACTGAGATTGTCGAAATTAGAAAGGAAATGCGGGAGATGAAAGTCACTTGCTACCCTATCGACTTTCATGGTCAAATTGAGGCATTGAAGTATAAGGACGGGGACACTCATTTGGTGGTAAAAATACCCGATGACGTAATTGAGGATTTGAACAAGCAAAAAAATCTATTTCCACATTATAAGATTGAGCTAACACCAATAATTTAATTTTATGGCACCAAAAGAAAAAACAAACGGAAAGAGCAATAAAACTTTAGTATCTATCGCAGCCATTGAGGCGGTACTTTGTCGGGATCTCGGATCTCTCTGCATGGATAACGAACACGATCGGGCAAAGATGGCGTGGTGGATATTTGAGACTTTTTGTCAGGGCGATTACAGGGAAAACCTGCACGATATGGAGGTTGCGAATAGCACAAAGGAGATGAGGACTTTGAATCTTGGAGGAGGATCGGGGAAAGATGGAAACGCAAGGGGTGGGTCAGGTGGCGAGGGTGGTAAGTAATTATTATTTAATATTTTTACTATGGATATTTTAAAATTAAAAAGAGATGAGGTTATTGATGCATTGAGAAAACACCTAGACCCGCAAGTCTTCAGGCACGCGCTTTCTTGGTCTACTCCACAGCTTAAAGCAACGCTCACTTTGTACGAATCAGGGGAGCAGTTTGAAAAAATGGCAGAGGAAAAAACTATAAATAAGTTTGTCGCCATAGATAGCGCCGAGGGTGAGGACAAGTCGGTCATTCTCTCAATCTCCGAGGGTGAGGTTGTGGATATGCGACAGAGTCAAAAGAATATGTTTCTTGATCGCCTCTTTAATAACGTATTGAGTAAGCTACAAAAATAATGACAGGCGAGATTCATTACCACAACGGGAAACTTGGATCTTTGGTTAAGCTCGTTTCTGCGATTATAAAAAAAGACCCTGCGATAGCGGATGACTTCGATCGTTTGAAAGCAAACCTTTTCGCATCAATGCCAGAGCTTCAGAATCGTGAGCGGTGCGCGAATTGCGATGCATCTATGCGCGAGTACGTGTACACCTTTGATACTTGGGATGCCTTACTGCTCTTGAGTATGGCTCAGGAGGTCAAAAAATGGCAGGACGCGGGGCGTTCGTTCAATGATGCTAATCAGGTCAGGGTACCTGAATTAAACGTGCCACACTCGGTTAAATGCCGAACGACAAAGGCGTCTAAGTTAGGATTGGTTGCGCCAGTGCTCTATAAGGGTTCAAAGCACCGTATTCCGGGCGTGTGGCTGATCACGACTAGAGGTTGGGCCGCACTTCGAGGCGAGCGAGTACCTAAAAAAGTAAAGGTTTGGAGAAAGACAATCGAGGAGCGATTTGAGGATACGATAACTATTCACGAGGCGCTTGAAAGTCATAAAAGATTTAGAGATGGTGTATTGGAGCGAGGAGGTAAATTAAAAAATCACGATTTGGGCGCTTTAAAAACTTATAACGCATCTGATTGGTACGATTTCGGTATTCACGAGGGTAAATTAATATAGAGCTGTGGATAACCGTTGATGACATAGCATAGCAAATGCTATAATGTAGTTTAACAATAAAATAATTTAAATATAACAAATGGGCTGCCACAGAATGTTCACTCAAAAAATTACCAACTCCGCACGGTTTTTGAAAATGTCACCCTCTGCTCAGTCGTTATATTTTCATTTAGGGATGCATGCCGATGATGATGGTGTTGTGGAGGCTTTCACAATTATGCAACTCATCAATGCTGCGGAGGACGATTTTAAAATACTTGTGGCAAAGTCTTTTATAAAACCTTTGAATGACGATCTTGTGAGCTACATTCTTGATTGGAGAGAACACAATACAATCCGGGCGGACCGCAAGATTGACTCTCGTTATAAAGACTTGCTCGTTCAGATTTTGCCTGACGTGGAATTGGTAAAAGCAAAACCGCGATCTGATGTTGAGGATAATAGCACTCGTGTTGGGACCGATCAGCCGAGACTCGAGGACCCTAAAATAATAAAACATACGCCAGAGGATATGGAGTGCGTGGATCTGCTCGTTTCTCTTATTAAAAAGAATAATGAGGAGTGGGATATGAAAGGCAAGCCCGAGAAGTGGGCGGAGGATATAAATAAGTTATTCCGCATCGATGGGCGCTCTTATAAGCAAATCCAGTTTATGATCAGGTGGACCCAACAGGATCAATTTTGGTCGCAGAACATTTTATCAGCGAGCAAACTTCGGGAAAAGTTTAATGACTTAATCCCGAAAATTAAAGCTCAAGCAAATAAACAAAAGGCTCACGAAAACAACACGGTCTTTTCATAAAAAATATGTCACTACTAAATTACACTACAAAAATAGAACCAGAGCAGACAATCGGCGAAATACAGCGGATGCTTTCAAAGCACGGGGTCATGGCGATGATGACCGAGTATGACGGGGCTTACGTGTCTGCAGTAAGTTTCAAGATGAATATAAAGGGCAAGCCTATGTCATTTAAACTGCCTTGTAATTGGAGAGCGGTCCTCGAAATATTTAAAAACGATGCGGGGGCAAAGCGCAGGGGTTGCGTGAATGAAGAACAGGCTATCAGGACCGCGTGGCGAGTGATCAAAGTATGGATGGATTCACAGCTTGCTCTCGTTGAAATAAATATGGTCACGATCCCGCAGATATTCTTGCCTTACGCTATTATGAAAAATGGGAAAACTCTCGCAGAGCACGTTGAGGGGAGTGGTCTTTTACTTGAATAAATATGTCAAAAAAATACTTTAAAGTGATGCGCGGGTTTGGACAGGATGATTTTATTCCTATCGATGAGTCCGAATTGGCGAGCGCTTTGTTTGCTCACTACAAGGGCAAGGTCGCCTTTCTCAATCGCGGATCTATAAACGGCGCACACATCTCCGCAATAATGCCCGATTATGCCCGTGCGCTTGGCTACAACAGCAATTACAGGATGATGCCCGATGATTGGGTCGATCTGGATCGCAAGGGTCTGAGGACCGCTTACGAGGATTGTTTATTGGAGGCTAAGCAGCTCGTTGAAATGGTCGAGAAAACGGGGAGAGTGGAATTATTAAAAGAGGGACTAAAACAAATAGGTGATGGAAACTAGATTTAATATAAATGGTCGGGAGGTTGTGAGAGAGGAGAAAGAGGATCGCGTTATCGTGAGCGATAAATGCTTTAATTGCCACCAAAAAGGAATAGTGGCGGTGCGAATGATTTTCGGTAAAAAAACGCAGAATAAAATAAATCTCTGCAAAAATACCGAGTGCTTTCGTTATGCGGAGAACGTACCTAACAATTGGGCAGAGTGTTGATATAATATAATAATGAACATAAACGAAAGGATACACTTTTTAATACCGGGCAATCAGGAGGATCTAAACGGCAATGCAATACCCTACACCCGAACGACTCAAGGGAGTAAGTGGAGTCCAAAATATCAGCGCTATGGTGCATGGAAAAACTACGTCATCAAGCACTCGAAACTCAAAGAGGGATTTGATAAGAAAGGCAAGCTTTTAAAGCCGATCGCAATCCCTGAAGGACACAAGGCGGTAATGAATATAAAAGCTTTTTATACGGACCACACGCACCCTGACACTGACAATGTGTTTAAGGGAATCGCGGACGCTTTATTTCAAAACGATAAGAAATTGGCGGGAAGTTTTGACTTTTGGGTCAAGCCGAAAACGGGCGGAATCATCGAGGTTGAGATTTTTTTAATCAAAATTGAAATGCCAAGCTAGGTTGTCCACAGTCATCATTTGCTATCGCATAAATCGGGAGGTAAAATGTAATTAGTGAAGATAAATTGATGGGGAGCGTGAGAGATGTGACAAGTCTCGGAAACCTTCGCCCATAGAAAATAGATACCTGCGCTAGGGTTATGGGAGGCAGAAAAGTCTATAGCGGTAGGATCATACAGGTTGGGGCTGTCAACCTGATCATTGTATGATTCTCCCCATCAGTTTATCTTTTGTTTGTTTTTTCTAGCACTCACTTTCGCATATAAAAAAGTAATTTGTTTTAGTGGATTTTACAAATTATAATCACCGAGTGCTAGAGAAAGCCCGCAAGGCTTTATTAATAGTTAATTATAAAAAGTATGGGAGAACCAAAAATAAAAAAGTCGCTTTTCAAAGCGATCTTTAAGGTAAAGAATGAGGACGGTGGGGAAAGTCTAACGGAGGTTAATATCATCGCGTTGGATATGTCGGAGGCACTAAAGAAAAGTGCAGAAGTGGGTACGGCTGTGGTCAAGCTCGAGAGCGTGTGCGTAATTGACATAGAATAATATGTTAATTTTAGGAATCTTATCATTTTTCTTTATGATCATTTTTGCAGTCGGATTATTGTTCGGATTCATTGTGAGAAAAATTGCAAAGAAAAACGGGAGAGCACCGCGCATGGCTTTTTGGCTCGGTTTCTTTTTTACTTTCTTTGCTCTCATCGGGTATCTTATTGCAGGTGAGACTGAAGAGAAAAAGGTCGCTCGAATTAAAAACGCAATGCAATCATAAATATGTCATCACAAAAATCAATAGTTAGAAAGGCAGTAAAAGCAAAAGCTAGACGAAAGGACTACGTGAAAAAACGAAATATGAATAATAATGTACCTACCACTGCGGAGGTCGTTAAGAAAGATATTTTTAAATCGGTTACAACCGTATTGCGAGACCCGAAGTCAAAAAAGACTCAGCACGTTGTGAGGAGACAGGTTGTCGGGACGAAAGATGTTATCAAAAAGGAGCCTAAGTATTATAAAAAAGACGACACGAACAGACTCATTTCAATGGTAGCGTACCCGAATAGCCGAAAGTATAAAGTCGCAGTGGACCCTAGAGTAAGACTCGAAACGCTTATAAAAAGGCGAATCGAAAAGACTGGTTTGGATCGTAAGTCTGCAGTGGCTCAGGTCATCAGACTCAATCCAAAGCTCGCAAAGAAAGTATCAAAATTAATCGCTAAATAAAAATAATTTTATGGATAATATCGGAGACAGAAAAGAGGCGTATTTGTATTACCCGAGTGACAAGACTTTAAACTATCACGAGATTCTCGTGCAAAAGTTAAATTATTGGCGCTCACAACTCGTTGATCGTACTGCAAATTACCACGAGGCGGTTTCTCGTTTCGTTGCAGACCCTACGGGATCGGTCCCTACGGCAAGAGGTGAGGATATGTCGTTTGCTGACATCGTAGACGCTCGACTTGTTGCTCTGAAGGAGACAAAGAGCTTGGTAGTTATCGGAGAGAAAATGCTCGCAGAATTGGCGACAAGTCAGGATTGTATGTTTGATGTTTTTTTGAAAGATGAAGTATTGAAACCATCTACTCAGTGGCTCGCAATCGATAAGAAAGATTTAGAACCTGCGGACCCTGTAAAACCTGAAGTGAACGAGCCAGTCGCTGAACCTGAAGAGGAAAAAGGAACAGGTGCGATAAGTGAGGACGAGGGAAATAAATAATAAAAAACTATATGCCTGATCAAACAAAAAAAACGATGATGCCAATTGAAAAGCTGACGCTCTGGAAAAGAAACCCGAGAGTGTTGGAGGAGGATGGTAAAACACGACTCAAAAAACAACTTTTGAAGCTCGGACAATACAAGCCTTTGCTCGTTGTTTTAGAGGATGATCAGGCTATTGTTTTGGGTGGAAATATGCGACTCACTTGCATGCGCGAGCTTGCTCACGCGGGCAATAAAGATTTTAGTCAGGTGTGGGTTTCTATCATCAATGCACCCGATGAAAAATCAAAGCTTGAGTACGCGCTTTCGGACAATGACTCGGTTGGAAAATATGACGAGAAGGCTCTCGTTTCAATGGTTGCGGAGATTCCTGATTTTGACATGGAGGGCTATCACATCGATAGCGGCTACTCTATGGATCTTGAGGAACTTGCTGATAAATATCGGGAGACCGATGAGGACGATTTCGATGCTGATGCTGAGGCGGGTAAGATTGTAGACCCTATCTCAAAGCAAGGCACTATATGGCAATTGGGCGATCATCGTTTGATGTGTGGCTCTGCGACTTCACTCGAGGACGTTTCAAAATTGCTAGGGGGGGGGGGCGAACAAGGTGGATATGGTTTTCACCGATCCGCCTTACAATGTGGACTATTCAGGTAAGGGTAAAAATACATCTAACAAAATCCTTAATGACAATATGTCTGAGGATATTTTCAGGACTTTTCTTACGGATACTTTTGCATCTTATCGGACTGCGATGAAAGATGACGGTGCGATCTACGTGTGCTATGCATCGAGGACTCACCGGGAATTCGAGGACGCTTTGAATGCAAACGGATTCAAAGTAAAAGCTCAGATTATTTGGGTTAAAACTCAGGCATCATTCGGATGGGCGGACTACCGTTGGAAACACGAGCCGATTCTTTATTGCTCGGTTGAAGGTAAAAAAGTGCCTTTCTATGGCGACCGAAAGCAGGTCACTGAATGGGCGACAAAGCCTACAGACGCGGAGCTTTTGAGGGTTGCACGTCAGGCTCTCGAAGAGGAAAAAAGGGAGGGTACGACAGTGTGGAAATTATCACGTGAGCAGGGTTACTTACATCCAACTCAAAAGCCTTTAGAATTAATTGAGATTGCATTAAAAAACTCTACTCAGAAAGGTGACAAGGTCCTCGATCTATTCGGGGGATCGGGATCTACTTTGATGGCGTGTCAGCAAATGGAGCGCATAAACTTCACGATGGAATTGGACCCGAAATATGTTGATGTTGTGAAAGCTCGATGGGAAAAGTTTACAGGATTGGAGGCTATAAAACTCGCATAATGGAGAAAAAAATAGACTTCACGAATACGGAAATATTAACCCATGCTCTCAATCTCTATGTTAGAGAAATGAAAAAGCAGCGCAAATATTTTCTCATCGATCGGGCTAAGGCTTTGATTAATCGTATAAAATCAAAAGAGAATGCAGAACAAACCGAATCCAAATAAAATGATAAAAGTCGGATCAGTGGTCCGCTTTCATCACGTGGACACAAAATATAAAGTCACTAAAAAGGTGATCGGGTTTGCGGGCGATCACATGGTGGAGCTTGAGAATATGCACGGTCAGTTTAATGTTGAGCTGTTTCAATTAGTAAATAATAAATATGTAAAATGAAAACATTTGGTCAAATAATTGTAGCGATTTTAGTGGTAGTATTTGTATTTTTTATGTTTTGGCTCTGTCTTATTGTGCCTTTCACTGGGTTCAATTACGAGACAGGAAGGGGTGAGCATACGGGATATATTACTGCAGTGGAAAAGCACGGAATCTTTTTCAAGACAGGCACAGCGTATCTAAAGACCGACACTCAGTCATCTCAGGAGGACACTTATTGTGTTATCGATCCTGAAATCTACACACAACTTCAGGACAGTAGCTCTAAAAAGCAGCATATAAATGCTTACTTTTATTCTGTGGTTTCTGCGGGAATAACGAAGTGTGATGGTGAGGGGCAAATAATTTATAAAGTGGTTTTAATTGATTAAATATATATGAGACCAAGAGAAATAATCGAGGAAGAATTGAAGGCACAGAGTCCTGCCGTGAGGGATAAAATAGAGATCACTGAAGAGAACGCACTCAGATGTATGGTCGCTCAGAACAATACTCAGATAATTGTTGCAGAGCTTTTGTTGGATATAAGGGATTTGCTTAAGGAGGCAATCAATAAATAATTTATGGATGTCATTTCTCTTTTCGATGGTTGTTCATGCGCTCGGCTCGCTTTGAGTCGTGGCGGTTGGGCTGTAAAAAATTACTACGCATCAGAGATTGACCCGTATGCTATTCAAATATCTAAAAAGAATTACCCCGATATAAAACGGATCGGGGATGTGAGAAATGTTGAGGTAAAAAATAAGTTTCTATTTTTGCCTAGCAATTATGGATTTATAGGGGACATCGATCTGCTCATTAGTGGCTCGCCTTGTCAGGATCTCTCTATTGCAAAAAAAGGACGCAAGGGGTTAGAGGGCGAGCGCTCTGGTTTGTTTTGGGAGTATGTTCGAATATTGAAAGAGGTCAAACCGAGATATTTTGTTTTAGAAAATGTCGCATCAATGCCTGCAGAGGCAAAAGCGATTATAACAAAAACGCTCGGGGTTGAGCCTATTATGATCAATGCATCGCTTGTGTCGGCACAGAATCGAAAGCGTTTGTTTTGGACGAATATTCCGGGCGTGACTCTCCCTGAAGATAAAGGCATCGTGCTTAAGGATATTTTACTCGATGGAAACACTGACGATCTTAAATCACTTTGTGTCACTGCCACCTACTACAAGAAAACAAAGGACGACTATGTCCGAAAAAGTATCGGGCAAATGGTCAGGATTGGCGATATAGGCACGAATGCGCAGGCTCACAGGGTTTACTCGCCTGAGGGTAAAAGCGTGGCACTGAGCGCTCTGGGTGGCGGGCAAGGCGCAAAGACAGGACTGTATCTAGTGCAGAAAGGGCGCGGAAAGAATAAAGGCGGGGATCATCACGAAAAAAGCCCGACTCTGACCTGCAATTCGTTTGAGCAAAACAATCACATTACTGACGGGGCAATGCTTAGAAAACTCCACCCGATCGAGTGTGAAAGACTGCAGGGAATGCCTGACAATTACACGGAGGGAGTATCAAATACGCAGAGGTATAAAATCTGCGGTAATGCGTTCAATGTCGATGTGGTGACGCATATATTATCGTTTATGAAGTTTTATCCAAAATGACAAAATCATACATAAAAAGACTGATTGAGCTTGGGGAACAACTGCAGGACCAACTCAATGCGGAGCAGGATGAGAACTTTGATTCAGTACCATTTGCCCTCGCTAATCAGGTAAATTATATCTGCGGTTTTATAAGCTCACTCAAAGAGAATGACAAAGAAAAAAAGAAATGATTATTTAGATATAAAAATAAAGCCCGTACACTATTCGGATAAGGAATATTTAAGTTTAACGCCTAAGGAAATTGTGAGTGGTCGCAAACAAATAGTTAGTATGAAAGGGGAGATGTCGGCGGCGAGGGTTGCTCTTTTGCTGAAGGCTATCACTCGGACATTTAAAATAAAAGATGTATGGAAAAAGGCAAAGTAAAAAAGAAACAAAACAAGCATAGAATACCCTACGAAACTTGGATAAACTCTCAGCTCTCGGTGGTGAGGCATTTCGGCTCGTGTATACTAAATGGCAAGAGGTACGTACTTGATTATGATAACTGTCGCACAAAGATAGATCCTGAGACTCAGCAGGAGAAATACTTTCCTGATTTGGTGGAGGAGTAGGGTGTAATAAATCTAGCTTGGGTTCGGCATCAGGGGTGACACCAAACCATTACAGGCTAATCAATAAAAAATATGTCACACGACAAACCAACACCAAAGCCTACACCAACAGAGGAAACTCCTGCGAAGTAGATTGAAAAGAAAAAACCGCCTCGACATTTACGTTAGGCGGTTTTTTACCGTTGTATAAATCACGGTGGGGATATTATATAATAAAGGCTGCTACACGGCATCTACCCATAAACTCTGCAGTATCTACCCATTATGAATAAACCGTTTGTTGTTTCGTATCTAACCCGAAGGCTGAAGGCGTGGAATAGTAACGCTGAGATAGAGAGGAGAAATGAGGATCTCAAGCGTAAAGTGACACCTGTTACCACTACTACTCCACCCACTACGGGAAAGAAGTAAGCGATGCTCGCCCTGTGCAAACGGGGCGGGCGTTTTTATTTGGGTAAAAAGTCAAATAGTCAAAAACTCAATTTATTTGATTATTGTGTTATGCACCGTCATCCCTTGCTATCCATTGATTTATAATGATAAAATACAAAAATATGAGTGAAACAGCTATCATCAAAAGTCAAAAAGCATTTAGGGTGGATACAAGTGTCTACAAAGAGGACGTTTTTAAAAAGTTTGTGCTTTTCTTTTCTCTACCTGATCCTGAAAAGTGTCAGATGTTTGGTGTAGAGAAGGACCCGATTACTGGTAAAGTAAAAGTACCGACTCAGCAGGATTTTGCTTTGAAGTATGGTCTAGCATTTGAAACATTGTCGCGTTGGAAAAATAGAAAAGATTTTATGGATGCGGTTAACATGGTCCGTAGACAGTGGGGGCGTGAGCGCACTTCGAATGTTATGGCATCGCTCTACAATCGTTGTTTGAAATACGGCATGGCATACGACATCGAAACCTACCTTGCTTATTTTGATAACTGGAGCCGTACGCAAGTGGTCAAACACGTGCAGGAGAAGTTTGATGTGGATGATATAAGAACTATTATTAATTCATTGCCTGAGGGCGCACAAAAAGATGCATACGAAAAGCTCGGACAAGTCATTGCAATTGCAGAAAGTGTTGGAGAAAACACGAAGAGTGAAAGAGATGCTACTGGTGAATCCGCAGACAATTAGGGAGCGCTTTGGCAACAAGCCGATCACTCTCATGCGGTTAGTCAGTCCCTCTGTGAAGTTTCCTAAAAAGCTTAGGATGATTTTCTCGTACCTTTGGCTACAGCGTGGTCCTGATAATAAAAAAGCAAATCGTTTCATCATCAAGGGTCCGCGAGGAGGTGGTAAAACTCTGCTCGTTGGGGCTGTGGGCTTTGCTAGGTGGCTTTTGCAGTGTAAGTCTGCGGTTGCGATGGGAGGGTCTATGACGCAGGCACAGAACGTGTATAACTACTTTGCCGGGCATTGCTATGCTCATCACTCTATCACTGAGGGCTTGCCGAAAGAGCCTACTATGCACCTTACCGAAAGCGACAAGGGTAATTATTTTAAAGCGGTTGCTGCCTCTCCGAAACAGATTCGAGGTCCGCACCCTGATGATCTCTACATCGATGAGGCGTGCGAGGCTAAAGACGAGATTATTATGTCAGCGTTGCCGATGGTGTCGTCATCTCCCGATCCTCTCGTGGTGATGACTTCTACTTTTCATAAAATATTCGGATACTTTCAGGAGACTTGGGACGATGCATTAAAGCTCGGGTACACTCGTTTGTCGTGGGATATTTTTGATGTGTGCAGAACATTCAGCCTTGATATTTTTGACGACCCTGATCTTAATCGGGATATTCCTGATTTGGATCAGCTAAAGAAAAGAGTCGGTAATCGGCGCGGTGATCCTGAAGGGTGGGTGCGAATAGAAAACATAATACAGGCGTGGAGAGAAAAACCATCACTCGATTGGTTTGATGTTGAGTACATGGGAACGCGCCCTAGTGCATCTGGGCTTGTGAATGACCCTGCCGATGTTGATGCCTGCACGATTGTGGATCTCAAAGGTTATGGGTATAAAAAAGGTGCGACTGTCATTGGTGGTTTGGACTGGGGATACTCTGGTATGACGGCTTGGGTTAATTTAATGCAGCATACGAATGAAACAAAAATACAAATCAACAACCGCAACTATTCACAGGTGGCTCTTGATGTTATAATAAAAGACATAGTAGAAGACGTTGAGAAGTACGGCATCGAATATATTTATGCCGACTCCGCAGGAAAGTTTGAGAACGTTGCATTGCAAAATGCACTCACAAATAAATTCAGGCGAACAGATTTTAAATGCGTAGTTATCGAAGTAGTTTTTTCAAAAGAAAAGTTTGGAACGGCGGGACCTGATGGAGCGATGTCAATGTTTGGAAATTATCGCGCTCACATTCAGAGACACAAGCTAAAGATTCCTAAGACTCAGCCTGAGGCAATATGGCAACACAAACGATACAAGTATCAAAAGAATAGTGATAAGCCTGAGAAAAAAGACGATCACATTCCTGATGCTACGATGTGTTGTTTGAAACACTGGGAGCTTGGCAGACATTCGTATGGTATTCCGAAAGGAAACTTAAAGGAGGAGGTCGCAGAGTATCGGGGCGAGGAGGTCGTTGATGACTACTCCCCATTCACTGCCGGGCTAATGGATGAAATATTTTAAAAAAAGATATATAATATTCTTAAATGAAAAAGACTCCAAAAAAAGCTATCGCACAAAACTCCACCGAACTTTTTACCGATGAAAGTAAAAAGAAACCTAGCGACAAAAAAAGAAAAATAAAAGCGGGCGAGAGTACGCTCGAGGTTGGCGATACTGGTAACGAAATGTATGCGGGTATTTCTTACGATGAGTATGCACCGAAACTTCGAGGACTTGAGGGAATAAAAATATATGACGAAATGCGCAGGTCTGACGGAACGGTCAAGGCTGCGGTCCTTTCTGTTTCTCTACCGATCATGCGTGCTAACTGGTATATAAAACCTGCGAGCGAGGAACAGTCTGACAAAGATGTTGCCGACTTTGTTTCAAAGGCTTTGTTTGAATTGCAAACTATCACTTGGGCGGATCTACTCAGGCAATCTCTTTTGATGTTGCCTTTCGGTGTGATGGTGTTCGAGAAAGTTTTTGACATTGTTTCGGTTGATGGTGCTGATCGTGTTATTTGGAAAAAGCTCGCGCCTCGATTGCCGAAATCTATTCAGACTTGGCAATTAAAAAATGGCGAGGCAGGTGTTCAGCAAAGAATGGCGAATGGAAACATTGTCGAGATACCGATGGATAAACTTTTGGTATTCACTCACGAGCGCGAGGGAGACAACCTTGAGGGTAATTCTATTATTCGTGCGGCTTACAAGCATTGGCACTTTAAAAATACTTTTTATAAAATTGATGCGATCGCTTTCGAACGTCAGGGTCTTGGTATGCCGTATGCAAAACTCCCACAAGTCTACAGTGAGGCGGACCGTGCTAAGGCTGAGGTCATCTTAAAGAATATGCGTGCCAACGATAAAGGTTTCGTCATTGAGCCTTTTGACTGGGAGATCGGCTTTAAGGATATGATGGCGCGTACTACTCGTGACCCTGAGAAATCTATCGGTCATCACAATCGTGAAATCACAAAGTCTGTACTCGCTCAGTTTCTCGAGCTTGGTGCAACTGATTCGGGATCTCGTGCGCTCTCTCAGGACCAAACAAAACTATTTTTACAATCTCTCGAGGCGGTTGCCGGGAATGTTGCCGACACAATAAATAAATATGCTATCAAAGAACTTGTCGATATGAACTTCGGAAATGTCGAGGATTATCCTGAGCTTTGTTTTGCAAATATTCAAGAGAAAGATGTTAAAGCAATTGCGGATACTTACAAGACTCTCACTGATGCGGGTGGTGTTCACACTGACCCTGCGGACGAGCAACACTTCAGAGAAATGTTGGGCTTGCCTGAGCGTACAGAGGAATACATCGAGGAGCCTGATGAGGCTACGGATGACGAACTTGAGGACGATCTCATTGATGAGGTTGGAATGTCTGAGCACAAAGGTGCTATTAAAAAAAAAGTCTATCCCACAATCACGGAGGTAAAGAATGCAATAAATGCAAGCACTAGCTCTCTAGGTCTTGGTCACCGAATGGCTTTCCTAAAAAGAAACGTTGGGGCTTTTTCTCTTTTCAATACATCTCACAAGCACTATGCTTTCTTTAATCTAATTCGCTCTGAGCTTGAAATACAATTTAAAGAATGCCGAAAGACGGCGTTTGCTGAAGGCGATAATTTCAAGAGCTTTCGTGCTATGACGTTCGCGGAGAAAAAAGTTAATTTTGATTCAATAGAAAAAAACCTTGATAAGTTTGAGGGGTCATTCGACAAACAAACACAAGCCCTTTTGAATGCAGAGCGCGAGCGATATATGGCTGCTCTCGCTAAAGCCGTTAACGCGGGCGACAAGGATGCTATCAAAGCCGAGACTCTCAAGGCTCAGGATGAATATGCAAAAATCATAAAGGATGCGATGCGTGATTCTTATGAGTTTGGTAAAAAGAATGCTGCGGTTGAAATCAATCAGAAGGCACCTGCAAGCTCTCGGGAAATATTAAATCAAATCGACATCCAAGCGAACGCTATTGCCGAGATGCACATTGCGGACATTTCAAACAGTGCAAAGACGGCTCTCGTTGAGTCATTGAATAAAGGCAACAGCAACGCCGCATCAATCGCAACTGCTGACGCAATTATGGCGGATCGTATTCTCACTCTCACTCGGGATACTTCACGAATTGTGATGTCGGCGTATGTAAACTTTGGGCGTGATTCTGTGTTCGAGAATTACAAGGATAAGATCTACGCAATGCAACGATCAGAGCTTTTGGATTTGCGTACTTGTAACTATTGCCTCTCTGTCGATGGACGTGTGGTTTCTAAAAATGATAGCTACACTAAAAATACTATTTTCCATTCTAGCTGTCGTGGTATTTGGGTTACGATCCTAATGGATGAGGCGGAGCTACCAAGTATCGGCGGGATTCCTAAATCTCTACGTGATCGTTTCGGTGATGCAGTGAATGATTTGATACAGCCTAAAAATGCAAATACAAAAAGTAATGCGGCTGCGAAAGAGGAGGAGCGAAGAGCAAAGCGTGACGCTAATAGAAAAAAGAAAAAATAAAATGAGACTCACTGACTTAAATCCACAATGGTATATCGGTCCTGACTTTCAAAAGTATTTGGAGTTTGATTGCCCGAAGTGTATGCCCTCTGGTAATTGTATTCTCTGCATTCCTAAATCTCCGGGTGTTGCTGACAATGGTGCAAAGTGGGATATATCGAGTGATGACTTTGCCACGCTGACAGTTTCTCCGAGCATTTTTCATCATTGCAAAAGTGAGGCACACTTTTTTGTTAGAGATGGAGAGATACAAATGTGTTAGGTTATACACAAGAGAAATAGCACTTTATCAATTTTTAATTTATAATTATTTTCATGAATAAGAAAATGCAGGAGACTAATAAGCAGATTGCATTTCCTATCTCCCTCTTTGCTGAGGGTAAGGATGTTGAACCGCAATCGCTGGCTAGGGAAATCCACATAGTACCTACGGGGAAGTGGAGCCATCCTTACTACGGCGAATTTGAGATCACTCCTAAGATGATCAGTCAGATGTGTGCGTATTTTAAAGAGGGAGTCCGCAAGGATATTCCGATCACTCCGGGACATGACAACGGAATGAGTGGGGGCGAATTGCCTGCAGTCGGTTGGTTTAAAGAGCTGATCGATAAAGGTGTTCAGGGTTTGTATGCTTGGGTTGAGTGGACAGCGGAGGGTGAGAAGTTATTGCGAGAGAAAGCTTTTAAATATTTTTCAGCAGAGATATCGTGGAACTACTACGATTCCGAGCTTGATATAAAAAGAGATGTTTTGCTCGTTGGTGGCGCACTCACAAATAAGCCGTTTTTTAAGCAGCTTGATTTGGACCCAGCCGCAGGCTTTAGTGAGAAAGATAAAGATAAAGTCACTTTCTCATTTGAGGTAAAAGAAATTATTAATCAGTTTAATGAAACAAATATCATGGATCTAAAAACAATTTTGGCGAAAAAGGTGGAGGAATTGTCTGCTGAGGAAAAGGCTTACGTGGTAGAACACAAGAGCGAACTTTCAGCGGAGGAAGCTGAAGCTTTTAAGAGCGTAGTCGGCGAGACTGCAAAGGAGGAAACTCCTGAGGAGAAAACCGCGCGCGAAGCAAAAGAGAAAGAGGATGCAGATGCAAAGGCGAAAGCCGACACTGAGGCTGCGAATGTTGCGGCGGGCTTAAACCCTGACGGAACAGCGAAAGTTACTGATGTTAGTGCATCAGAAAAAGGTAAGAAGGTAGAATTGTCAGAGGCAGAACACATCGCCCTAAAAAAGCGTGCTGATGCGTATGACACAATGTTTGCTGAGGTTGAGAAAAACAAAGTTAACACTCTTGTCGGTAAGCTCGTGCTTTCTGAATCTAACAAGGCAGGACGATTCGCAATCGCGCAAAAAGGTGCGGTGGAATCTTTCGTTAAAACTCTTTCTGAGACTCAGAGAGATCAGCTTGTTAATCTCGTTAATGCGATGCCAAAGAAAGAGATGGACTTTAGTGAGAAAGGTGATGCAGGTTCTGAAGTTTCAACTGGCGCGAATGCAATCGCTGCGAAAGCAGACGAAATGGCAAAGGCTAAGGTTAAGGCATCAGAGGGTAAGCTAAAATACTCAGACGCTTTGAAGCAAGTATTTGCTGAAAACCCACAGATGAATGCGGACTACGAGGCATCATCTGAAGAAGTAAAGTAAGAATAATTTAATCATTTAATTTTAAACATTTATGTCACAATTTGTAAAATCATTCACAAAGACATTGGTAGCCGCTGCGGACCTTTCTGCGAGCATTGGCTATATCGTAAAGCTCGATACTAACGGTGATGTCGTTCTAGCTGCTGCGGCAACTGACAACATTATTGGAGTGGTTGAGAACAACGATGGAGCTTCAGGAGCAGGGGTTGTGTACCAGTTTCTTGGTACTGTAAAAGTAAAGCTTGGGGGTACGGTTTCTATCGGTGCTTGGGTTACTGCAGACTCTGCAGGTAAGGGAGTCGCTACAACAACTGATAAAGACGTTGCGATCGGTCGTGCATTAGAGGCGGGTGTGTCAGGAGATCTCATCGAGGTTCAGCTTGGAATCCACAAGCTTTCTATCTAGTAGGTTTCGTTTCTCTTTAATCATTTTAACTTTAATCTTAATTATTTATGGCAAACAAATATCTTGGGGTAGACCCAATGTTGACAAATGTGGCAATCGCTTACGAGAACGATGCCTACATCGCGGATCAGATTTTCCCTGCTTTCAAAGTGGCTAAGCAATCAGGAAAGCACTTCGTTTACAATCAGGCTAGATTCCGTGTGAACGATTCTCTAAGAGGTACAGGATCTCCGTCAAACGAGGTTACTCTCTCTCTTACAGTAGGTTCAGCATACTTTGCGGACGACCACGCACTTAGTATGAACGTGTCGGATGAAGACGTTGATAACGCGATCACACCGACTGATCCTTTCGTGGACGCGACAGAGTTTCTTATGGATCAGCACATGGTTTCTCGAGAAGTGGAGCTTGCAGCAATGCTCGCGGACACTGGTACTATGACTCAGAACACGACTCTCTCTGGTACATCTCAATGGTCAGACTTTAACAACTCCGACCCGATTGCAAACATCGAGACTGCAAAGCAAACAATCCACGCATCGATTCACAAGATGCCTAATACACTTATTCTCGGTAAGCAAGTGTATGACAAACTAAAGCACCACCCTGCAGTGCTAGAGAGAATCAAATATTCTCAAAAGGGTATTATCACTGCTGATCTACTTGCATCTCTTTTCGAAGTAGAACGAGTGCTAATCGGAGGCGCAGGAAAGACTACATCTGCGGAGGGACAGACAGAGACTACAGGATACATTTGGGGCAAGCACGCGATTCTTGCTTATGTAGCGCCTAGTGTTAAGCCTAAAATCTTGACTCTTGGTCTTACATACACTTGGAAGACAATGAAAACTGAGAGACTTAGAAGCTCAGTCGAAGAGGATAAGAAAGTCACAAAGGTTCGAATCGGTGACTGGTACTACGATCAGAAACTTGTTTCTGCTCTCGCAGGATACCTTGTAAAGAACGCGGTAGCTTAATATTATCAACGAAAAGGGAGGGGGCATTCTGCCCTCTCCCTTAGGTCCTTAATCTAAAAAACACATGGCAGAAATAATAAGAAAAGATGTACCGATTGCTGCACCTGCGTTTCAGATTCCACGTAAAAGTGGAACCCCTGTACCGTATGTAGGTAATCAGGTAAAGCAGATCGCAATGGCAACATTCGATCCGTCTGGTGTTACTGGCGATAGAACTATCGCGGCTCACGGTCTTGGTGTTTATATTCCAATCAATGCGATCATCACTCAGGTTTGGTACGATGTTGTAACTACTCTCACTTCGGCAACGGATGCGGGTACTCTAGCATTGCACCTACAGTCTGCAGGTGACTTGGTTGCTGCGATTGCAATCTCTGACGCTACGAACGTGTGGGATGCAGGTATGCACGGATCTAAGATCGGCTATCCAAACTTCGGTGCGGACGCTGCTCACGATTCTGCGGTTGAGGTTGCGGCTCTCTTTGCTGCTACATTTGTGAAAATGACAGCGGAAAGAGAAATCACTGCTACAGTCGCTGTTGAGGCACTGACAGCAGGTAAAGTAAACGTATTCGTAGAATATGTTTTGAGTGCTTAATAGTTAAAAATAAAAAGTTATATGTCTTACATTGCAAAATCAAATATTATTCACAACGGAGTTTCTTATGTTCGGGGACAAGAGGTCACTGACCTTTCAGAATCTGAAGCACGGAGACTCTGCGCTGACGGTGTACTTGCGAACTCTGAAAAGGGCGAGGAAGTAATCGTTGAGCCTAAGGTTGAGGATAAAACTCCATCTACGGATGAAGAGAAAAAAGACGAGGACGGTGACGATGATTTAGATTCAGATGATGACGATTTCATTCCTGAAGGGTTTGAGAATCACGTTGTCACTGAGCAAGATTTACTCGATAATCCAGATCTCGCTGAAAAAGGCACAAAGGTTGGAGACACTATCCAACGAGCAAAGGTGGAGCCAGAGGGTGCTGACCTTTCAGGGAATCTGTAAAAACAACAATGTTTAAATTAAAAAAATTGTTAGGTATCGCATTTGCGTTCGCTATCTTTTTAGCGAGCGCGGGTGTGGCGAGTGCTAATCCGTCCTATGTGGGTCCAACAGTGCAGACTGCGAGTGCTACGACATCGCCTGCATTTATGACTCCGGGAACGGCTACGAGTACTCTCTCATTCGATGCATATAATCCTACAACAAACACTTTCGTTGCTGACAAACTCGCTTTGCTTATGCAATTCACAGGGTCATCAACTGCGAGTATTCTCGGTGTAAACTTCGAATATTCACAGGACGGGATTGATTGGTATAAGAATACTATCGTCAATGCGGAGTCGGTTTCTACAACTTCACCAGTGCTTTCATTGAATACGCCTACATCGATGTCTTGGGCTTTCGCATCTACTACTTTAAATGGTGCGGCGGGAACAAGTGCGATCGCTACTCGTATCGTGTCAGTACCTATCTACACTCGGTTTGTTCGTGCGGTCACTACATTGACTGGTGCGAATGGGGCGTTTTGGGGACAATTCATTCCTATAAAGGAATTGAAATAAGTCATTGTGATTTTACTCTGATTTGGTAGGGACATTTATGTCCTTACCAAATTAGTGATAAAATTATAATAATCACATGCCTTTAGACCCAACACGCAATTTTGCAAAAGTAACAGTCGACTCCATTGGCTACGATGCCGATGATGTTCTGATTACCCTCTCTGCAGGACATGGGGCTAGGCTACCAAATCCTGACGATGACGGGGCTTTTAATCTCGTTTGGTGGAATGATACCGACTATGGCGATCCTACTGATGATCCTTATGTTGAGATTGTGCGCTGTACGGATCGTGCCACTGATGTTTTGACGGTCACACGCGCGCGCGAAAATACTTCGGGGAGTGCGAAAAATATTGCCGCAAAAACTTACCGCATGATTTTGGCAATGACTAAAAAAATGATTGATGACATCGAGGCTCTCGCACCGAAAATAATTACTGAAAAAATTGTCACTGGGAAAACTCAAAGCGGGAATGATGTTGTTATTAATTTGTCGACTGCACTATCTCAGAGCTACTCCACTATTTTGCTTGTATCTCGTGGAGGTCAGATACAAACACCTACCACTGACTGGTCGCAAAGCGGTAACAATATCACTGTGTTTAATGCAGACGTGTCGGAGCCGTTTCTTATTCAGTACATTTATTCGTGATATAATTTATTTTAACTATGAGAAAAAAACTAATTGCTTTTATACTCGCGACCGCTTTAGCTCTCCCTCTTATTGCTCAGGGTGCTGCGTTTAAAACAAATCAAATAATCGACCCTGTTGGTGCGGGTGTTGTTTTTTCAAATGGGGTCGGGACTTCTACTCTCTACACTGTCGCAACTTCATCGCTTGGACTCATCACTACGAATGTGGCGGAGGGTACTAATCTATATTGGACAAACTCTCGCTTTGATACTCGATTCGCTTTAAAAACAACGGACGATCTCACTCAGGGATCTACAAATAAATACTATGCGACTTCTCTTTTCAACACTGATTTTGCTACAAAAAGCACGAGTAATTTAACTGAGGGTAGCAATCTTTATTTTACGAATGCTCGGGCTATCTCTGCTCTCACAGGTCAAAACCTTTCAATCTTTGCGGGCTTTGGTACGCAGTTTTACAATTTCTTTCACGCTACTACAACGGACGCCTTGAGTGAGGGATCTAGCAATCTATACTTCACAAATGCCCGCGTGAATTCGTATATTTCTGCCTCTACAACGATTCCAAAGACCTACTCGGCAAATACATGGACTGGGCTAAATACTTTCACTGGCGGGGTTACTATCGGCTCTCTCAATGGTCCTCTGCAGGCGAATAACGGGGTGGTTTCGGCTACTACTTCGATTGGTATTCGTTATGGTGGCACTGGCACAACTTCTCCGCCTACCTACGGGCAAATGCTCATCGGCAATAGTGCGGGTGGTTATGACTATGTCGCATCAAGCACTCTCGGAGGCGGTGGGGGTGGTATGGCAATCGGAGGATCTATAACTTCGGCGACTGCAGGATCTATTTTGTTCGCGGGTCCTTCAGGAGTTTTGGCACAAGACAATTCAAATCTCTTTTTCAATAGTACAAACAGAAGGCTTGGTATTCAGGTAGCATCGCCTCTCGCCTCTCTGCACGTGGATGCAATTTATGGGGACTCGGTTGATGCGCCTGCATCACTCGGTGCGGTCCTCACTTTAGATACTGCGATTGATCGTCCTACGAGCGTTTCGGCTACTCAGATAGACGCACCTACTAACCCAAGCATTGGGGTTTCTCTCACTCAAATTGATTATGTAAATGGTGGGTCTACTTCACAAAATACTGGTGCATCAGGCTATACCGCAAACTGCCAACAAATTGATTATCGAATTTACGGGTTTAGAAATGTGAATGGTGTTCGGGTGGTAAATCCAAATTATTACAGCACTTCATTTACTGATACAATCTGCGATTTCTCTACTCCTTTCGGCGTGGATATTTCTAGTATCGCTACATCGCTCGGGAATGTTGACGGATACATTATTGAAAGACAGGAGGCGGGAGGTGGATTTAATAATGCGGTAGATATTGGACTCACATCGTCTTATACTGATTCAGCTTTCTCAAACACTGATATTTTCGAAGTATCCGCATACGCAGAAAGCGGAGCATCTTGGTACGGGTTTGTCGGTCAGTATGTAAATATAAACGGCACATCCTATCGATCGAGCTACGCAACAAATAGCACGGCTGACTCGAATCAAGGTCAGTATTTAGCTCTTACTATTTCAGGGTGGAGTTTGACAAATGACGGTTTTATTGTTCAGCACCACAATGGATATTATTTCGATATTGGTGGCAACACAACATATTATGATTGGGGTCAAACTGCAGGATCATTGGGTGGGGATTATGGCACTTTTTCAAGTATAGCTTTTCCGGGATTTAATACTTCGATCACTGCATCAAGTGGTCTTACACCAGATGCGATTGCTTACGGTGGAGGTTCGTTTACGGCTGACGGTTCTACTTGGACCATTGAGATTTGGGATTACAGAACAAACCCAGTAGATGGATTGAAATACTATGTAGGTTCTCCTGCCGGGACTTCTTACGGAGGGGATGATAGCAGTTTCAATCCAATGACATTCAACGGAAACTTCACCCCGAGTGACGGCACAGGTGCGGTGGTAAAACTATTACAGAACGGTACGGTTGTTGCGGCTACTGATGTTGGGGCGGGAACATCTTGGTCTTTCAGCTCACCATCATCTGATATAACTACATCTCTATCAATCGGATCATACACAGGTATTACTCGTGATTTTTCTACTTATGGTTTTGTAACATCTCCATCTACAAAATACAGTGTACTTCACAGGGACAATTCTTTTACTGACACAAATCCTGCAGACGGGTATCTCGTTCAGCTTACTATTTCGGGCGCAGGATCAGCAACGGGAGAAAAAACTTTGCAGACAATAAACGGGTCAAATACTCACGTCACTGCAGTCACTGGCACAGGGACTTTTTATCTCGTGTCAGGTGGTACTGATGGAGATTTAACAATCACTCCGAGTACTTCAGGATTCTTGGCGAACGGGTCCAACTTGAGTAAAACCTACCACGCATTCTCTACAAAAAGTATCAGCGGGACCACTGTCTATTCTGCAACTTATGCGAGTGCCACTACAACCGATCCAAACGATGGGCTTTATTACAATGTGGACCTTACGATCGGATCTGTTTCGGGTGCTACTTACCGAATAAATAAAGTGGGTGTTGGGTGGGAGGATTCGGCATCAACATCTTTCACTGATTCAACTGTAAAAACTTGGGCGGGGTCATCTACAATCACACCTACACAATCACTCGGTAACACAGCAATATTTGATCGTGCGAATGCCTCTGATACTTCTCTCTCAAACGTTCTTATTAGAAATACAACAAATAATGCTTTCTCAACTTTCTTGGAGTTTCAGGGATTACAAGGCGGATCTAGTTATACTTCGCTTGGGAAAATAGGATTTAAATCGAGCGGTAATTTGGCTATCGTTTCAAATGGTGCGGTAGGCTCGGGTGCTATTGATTTCGGTCCTCTTACTACCCCGTATGTTAGGTTTGGTGGAGGGTCAGGTACTGCGGGTAATATATTTAACGTTCAGGCTAGTGCCTCTCGAGATACTACATTTCTCGCGGGAACAAGTGGAACTCTCGCAATATTTGATACAGCACTCAATACTGTTTTATTTGGAAAAACTTATGGCTCTTGGAATTACGACCCTACTGCTGCGGTTGGTATTCAACCGAAAGATACAGGCGATGTGGGGCTTGTTATTTACCCTGCTCCGGGCGCGGGGAATACACAACCAGTATTTCTCGTAAAAAATAGCTCAGCGACACAGCTTGCGGGAATCGATACGATCGGCTCGGGATGGTTTGGTACTTCAGCAAGTAGTGATGCTCGATTAACTCTCGGATCGCCAAATAGTAGCCTAGCAAACTTGCGATTTACGAGTGGTGCAAATATGCCATCTACGCCAGTGACTGGTGGGGTTTCAATGTCAACTTTTGAGGCACCATATGCAACGGACGGAGCTTTGTATTTCACAAATAATTCGAGTGTGACAAGGAGAATACAAACGGCTCTTTCAACAGGAGAAAGTGCGAGATTTATTTATGTCGATGGGTTCGGAAACATGACGACTCTAAATAACCCTATTCAATTTGCATCAGGTATCATCACTTTCAGCTCTGCGCAAACTGTACTTTTTCAAAATGGGTATTCAGTAGGATCAGGAAAAGATGTGGTGATGGGGTCAGGCGCTCGTTTCATTGGAGGACTTAGAATGCTCTACGCATCTCGAAGTACTACAGGTTCATTGAATGTTACAAACAACTCGCCTTTTACAACATTCACAGGATCTACTGCATCGCAGACTCTTACTCTGCCAACCGCCGCATCTATCAGTGGAACAGTGTTTGAAATAGCGAATGTGGCAACGGTGAGCGTGACGGTAAATACCACATCATCTCAAACTATAAATCTCGGAACGGGTACTGTCACTTCTCTAGTACTTCAGCCGGGCGATCGCATAAAGTTTATCGCTAACGCATCATCAGGTTGGGAGGCGACTTGGGTTCAGAATATTACTACGGTCGCGCGTGGGGGTACGGGAGTATCTAGCTTTGCACAAGGTTGGTTAAGCTCTGACGGTACTTCTCTCACAGCATCAACTTCACCAACAGTAAATTACATCACTGCCACATCTACGACTGCCACATCTACTCTGCAGAATACTCAGGTTAATCAATTGAAAGTCGGTACTCTCTCGGGCTTTGTGAAAGCGGTTAGTGGTTATCTCACTACGGCTCTCGTAAACCTTACAAGCGATGTTACAGGCACATTGCCAGTGGCAAACGGTGGAACGGGTCAGACTACGCCTGTGGTGGTGTCAGGAGCGTTCTCACAAGTGGGTACTGCGACTACGGTATTTACGGTCACGATCGGGGCGACTCAGGCGAACACAAACTATGAAGTGAATGTCACACCTACATCTATTCTTTCGGCAGCATATTTCTACGTGAATAATAAAACTACTACGACTTTCGATGTGGTGTATCTCGCAGGGCTTACTGGTACGGTCACATTCGATTGGGCATTATTTAATTAAAAAATAGATCTATGCTTTATGGTGGAAACTTTGGGCGGACAACTTACGGCGGAATTATAAGGCGTGTAACAAGCGCCTTTGCTGCCGTTTTCAGAAAGGCTCGGGGTATCATTCTCTCGCTCGCGCGGGATAAAAATATTCTACTCACAAAGCGAAAGGGTACCGTCCTGAAATCAAAGAGTGAAATTGGAGTTATAAAAACCCGTGATCGTGCTGTCATTCTCGCAAGTAAAAACGATCAAGGTATTGCTCTCGGGACTGGTAGAAAAAGTATCACAATCCATTCAACTTCTAATTCTGGGAAAATTAGAAATAGATTAGAAGTTAAAACCCTTACTATTAAAAGCAATAAAAATATACTCAGGACCAATCGCCGACCTGTTATCACCAAGTCCACAGGCAGAGTGAATCCGAGTGTGTTATAATTTATTTCAACATGGCAAAGCAATTTTATGCACCTACAGAAGATTTTATAAAAATAGAGCGTGGCGTTTTAGATGCCGATGCTACTGCAGGTTCTAATGTGTCGCTCACTCTTATTTCGAATCAAGGTTTTACAAATCTTGATTATGTTTGTATTGGATATGAGGGTAACGAATTGGCGGAGCTTGAGCAGGTAAACCAAGCGGTCACTGCGGGGACTTCTATTCGTGTTGCTACTCTAAAGTTCAATCACAAAAAGGGCGAGCCTATCACTATTTACAGATACAACAAAAGGAAGTTTTACGGTGCGGTTTCTGCAGGCGGTTCGTATGTTGAGCTTACTTCTGAAGGGTCGCCGAAAGACATTCAGGTTGATGACCCAATGGGTACGCTTATCGAATATGCCGGGACTACATACAATTATTTTAAATCGATCTATTACAATTCTCAGACTACTGAAGCTACGGATATTAATGACTCCGACGAGGTTGCGGGCGATGAATCTTTGCGGTATGCCACTATCTACGGAATTAAAAAGCACGCGGGACTCGCGGGCAATCCTTACTATTCTGATGGACGCATCGAGGACAAAAGAAAAAACGCAGAAAACGAAATCAATTCAATGATAATGAATCGGTATACTCTACCGCTTACTGAAGTGCCACCAATTCTAAATCAAATCTGCGAGCTACTTGCTGCGGGCTATATTGATTTTGAAGAATTCGGAAAAGACGGCGAAGGTGTGAAATGGTTAGGCGAGGCTCGGGCTTTGCTTAAATCAATTCAGAAAGGCACACAGCGATTGATTGGTGCTGACAGTCTAGAGCTTGCCACAAACACTAAGGTCGGCGTGCTTAGTGGTTATCCTGACGCATCTGCGGACGGTACTGCAGAGGACAGGATCTTTCGAATTACTGATAAGTTTTAAAAGCCATGAGCTTTTATATTCAATGGAGTATCGAGGGCGAAAAGCAGCTATCCCGAGTGCTTAATGGTTTGGTCAGTGATATAAAAAATCTACAATCCCCTTTTGCCGAAATTGCAAAAAAATTGGTTAGGACTTATTCGGGTGATGTGTTTTCTTCTCAAGGTCAGGCAATCAATGAAAGGTGGGCGAGGCTATCTCCCTACACAGTGGCACAAAAGGCTCGCAACAATTACCCCGCCGATCCTCTTATTCGAACGGGTACGATGCGAAAATCTTTCAGGAGTGTCGTTACAACTGACAGTGCAACAATTTATAACACCGCCGAATATTTCAAGTATCATCAATCGAATCAAACAAGAAAAAAATTACCTCGTCGTGTTATGATGAAATTAGCAGAGGAGCAAAAGACAATGGTCGTGCGAACATTTCAAAAATACTTATTTCAAAAATAATTTATGTATAACGATCCAATAATAGAAAAATATATAGAATTAATTAAAGAGAAAGCGGGAGTATTCAAGGTTTACTATCAAGGTGAGCCTACTCGAATCCCGACTGTGAATCTCCCTTGTTTAATTATTTCTAAAACGGGAACGACTGCAGGCGTGCATACAAACTCGGAGGATCAGCATTTGGTTTCACTTTCTCTCACGGTTGTCACGGATATTCGGCAGGAGTTATCCACAAGCGAAAATGACGAGACTGTCATCGCGGGCATTGCAAGACTCTATCAAATTATGGAGGGACGAAATGCGGACTACACACTCAAGCCTGACAGTATTCTTGATATTTTAAGGTCAAATATAGCTATTGCGGGCGGAAATCTACGGACCCAACTCGGGGACTCTATCGCCATTGACTATGGGGAAACATTGCAGAATCGGGAACCTGCGGAGTGGCGTATCCAAGCGAAGATAAACCTTGTAGCATTCTTTGACCAAGTGCGATAGAATATTACTATATGAAAGTAACAAGCAAAAAAGAAATATTTTTCAACAAACTCAATTGGGGAATTATGAAAGGCGAAGTTAAAGAATTGCCTGCAGACAAAGATGCGCAAGCAATAATTTTGGCTCACCCTAGCATCTCTCTTGCTGATAAAACTGCGGGACACTCTACTGCAGAAAAAAATAAATAATTTTATAAATTAATTTTTTAATAAAATGGCTAAAACATCAGGTACAGAAGTAAACATAGGAATAGGAATCGAAAGTCTTGCGGCTCCGGGTACTGCGGTTGCGGAGGCGTATTTCATTCCATGGTCAGAATTCTCACTGCAATCTGTCGCGGAAAAAGATACATTCAAATCATCTCGAGGTCTTAGAAATGAGGTATCGAATAGTATGATCAAGCGTAAATACTCAAAAGGATCTATCGGCTTTGTGCCGAATGTGGAGGTGATGCCTTTCTTGCTTTCTCTCGCTCTTGGATCTGTTTCGTCATCATCTGTTTCTGACTCTGCATACACTCACACTTTCGCTGTTCAAAATACGAACGTTAGTGTAAGGACTGCAACTATCACAGTCGAGCAAGGTGGAGTGGAAACAGCACAGTATACAAACTGCGTATGTAACTCTCTCAATCTTGAAGTTTCTGACAGCTATGCGAAAGTGGTCGCTGAATTTATCGGAAAGTTTGGAACAACTGACACCATCTCTGAATCTTTTTCTAAAGAGACAGAATTCGCCTACCACCAAATGACAGCGAAGTTCGGTACATCATTCTCAAACGCTGCAGGAAACTCTGCGACTCCTCTCAAATCTTTTTCTCTAAATATCAACAACAACATTCTTGAGGACGAGGCGTTTCTCTCAGGTTCAAATGGAGTGGTTACAGGCGGTCTTATTCCGGGCAGACTTTCAATCTCTGGATCTTACTCTCTACACTTTGCGGACACTACAGAGCTTGCAAAATATCGAGCGAACACAAAAAATGCTCTTATTGTTACATTCACAGGAGAGCTTATCGGAGCGTCATCTCTCGAGCTTATAACATTCAAACTCGGAAAACTTATACTTACTGCACCGCCTCTTGAATACAACATCGATGGTCTTACAGTGCTTAATCAGGAGTTTACAGTCGAGTGGGATACTACCGACTATGAAATCTCAGCTATCGTGGTAAACGATCAAGCTAACGGTTCAGGTACTAGATACAACCCTGCTTAGGATTCAAATTAAAAAGTTATAAATAATAAAAAGTTATATGGAAAATAAAACAAGAGAAACAAAAGAAATCACAACAACGGGAGGACACAAGGTCACCCTGCTTACTTACATCACTGGGCGTGAGGCGAGAGAAATCAACTCGTCACGCGAGGACGCTGATGCATCTTTTACAAAACCTACCGATGTCGCTTTCGGCATCGTTATTAAATCGCTTGATGATTCCTCTGAAGACATTGTCAATCGAGTACTCGATCTTAAATTAGAGGACTTCACTGACGTGAGCAATGCGCTTGCGGAGGTTATGGACCCAAAAAAAAAATCAGGGATATAGCCGCAAGCTATATGTCGGGGATGATAAAGGGGGACATGGTCATCGCTTGCCTTTGCGAAAAGATGGGGTGGGATTATTACACCTATTTGGATCAACCTGTTTGGTTTGTTGAGCTTTTAATCCAAAAGCTAGAAATTGACAATAAAAAACAGGCGCAGGCGAATAGAAAATAATTTAAATAAATATCATGTTCGGATCAGACCAAGCTCTCACAATAGTAATTAAGGCAGTAGACAATGCGAGCGCTGTTATAAAGCGGGTCAGTGATTCTGTTGCAAGTGCTACGTTTGATTTTGAAAAAGCAACGGTCGCCTCTCAAAAGTTTGCGGTGGGTCTTGGTGCTGTCGCTACGGGTGTTGGAGCGTTTCTTTATCAAGGTATTCAGGTTGCTGCGAATCTTGAAACTCAAAGACAGGGTTTTATTACATTGCTCGGGTCCACTGAAAAGGCGGACGCAGCTCTCAAAAAAATAAAACAGGATGCTGCTACTACTCCTTTCGAATTGCCGGGACTTATTTCTGCGAACCAGTTACTTACATCGGTTACTAAAGACGCGGATCGCTCTGAGCGATTCCTTTTGAATATTGGTAAAGCGTTGGCGGCGATGGGTAAGGGACAACCTGAGCTTGATCGTATTATCGTTAACCTACAGCAAATCGGTGCGGTGGGTAAGGCATCAATGCTCGACTTGAAACAGTTTGCCTTTGCGGGTATCCCTATTTTCGATATGCTTAAAAAGTCTATGGCGGACACGGGAGGCGTGATCGTAGACAACTCTAAAAAAATAAATAAAAACAGCGATGATCTTTCAAAGCTTCAGGAGCAATTAAAAGTCGCAACTCTACGACAAAAAGAATTCACTGACAAAACTTCTAAATCCACAAAAGTCGCACAAGGTTTTAAAATCGACAATCTAAAAAAACAAATTGCGGACGTCACTGGCTCTCTTGGAAAATTAAATAGTGCCAATGGTATGGTCATTAAAAGCGAGGGCGATCTGCAGGCAAAGATTGAGGACGGTCTTATTACTTTCGAGATGCTCGAGGATCTTTTCAATAAAGCGGGAGAGGGTTCGGGTCAGTTTGCTCGTGCCTTTATCGATCAGGCGGGAACATTCAATCAGCTCTTTTCTAACATGAAAGATACGATAAATATCTTTATGGCGGACTTCGTAAAATCTACGGGGGTATTCGATTATGTAAAATCAAAGCTCGGGGAATTCGTGGAATTCATGAATAAAAATAAGGACGGCATCATCGCTTTCTTTAATGCTTTAGGCTCTAAGGAGAATCAGACAGCTCTGATAATGGTGGCGGGTGCTATCGCGGGCGCTCTTGTGCCTGCGTTTATTGCTCTTGGCATTGCGATAGGTGGCGCATTGATGCCATTGCTACCATTTATGGTCGGCGGGGCTGTCATCGCGGGAATATTGGCAGTCACGGGGGGTGTGCAGGGTCTTTTGGATATCATTGATGAAAAGACGGGCTTGATTACCCTATTTCAGTGGGCTTGGGATCAAGTTAGTACAACTTTCACCGAGACTCTTTTACCTGCACTTCAGCAACTTTGGGACGCTTTAAAACCGCTTGAGCCATTGCTCGGGGTAATCGGAAAAATAATCGGTGGTGTCCTTTTGGTTGCTATCTACGGTGTTGTTATGGCAATCACTGGGTGGGTTCAAATACTCACAGCTATCATCGCTTTAGGTACTGAATTCTACGCCACCATTACGGAGATGTTTGTTAAACCGATCGAGGCTTTTATCGGTGTGGTGAAGACTGCCGTTGAGTGGGTTTCTAGGCTAATTGAGAAAATGGATATTGTTGGAATGGGTAAATCTGTCACAAAAAAAATCGGTAATATGTTAGGGTTCGAGCACGGGGGAACGGTGCCGGGCGCTGTCGGTCAGGCGGTCCCTATTATTGCTCACGGTCAGGAGCGTATCATCCCTGCAGGGCAAGCGAGCAAAGGAGATGGTGGAGGTGGCATGAGCTTTAGTATTGTCATAAATAATCCCGTTGTAAGGAGTCAGAGCGATCTAAACGATATGCGATCTCAAATGAATGATGTTATGCGGGATCTTATCAGAGTGCATAAACTTCAAACAATCTAATGGCTAAGACTCTCACATTGGCGGGGGTCAACTTCCTGCCACAATTAAAAACTGCATCGGCTCACATTCGAGAAATCATACAGAATAAATCTAATGTGATGAATTGCGAAATTGTCGCAAAGTCGGGGCAGAGTAAACCGCAGGAGGGATCTGAGATTGTCTACAAAGACGGCTCTCGGTTTCTTTTTGGTGGGTTTGTTTCAATGATAAAGCCGAGAGAAATCGGCGAGGGTTCTATGTTTATTTTTGATGTTGAGGCATCTGACTACAGTTATATTTTTGGATCTAAAATTGCCCGCCGTGCCTACACAAATAAAACTTTAAATTATATTGTTTTGGATTTGATGAGCGAGTATGTCGATGCATCGTACGGTTTTGATGTTACGAATGTGGCAACTGGTCCGACTATTGATGCTATAACTTTTGACCATATCTCGGTGCGAAAATGTTTTGAAAAATTGCAAAAGCTCACGGGCTATGTCTGGTATGTTGATTATGAAAAAAAGCTATTTTTTACAGCTCAGTCTGCAGACCCTGCACCTGAGCAATTAACCGATTCAACCGCAAACATGATGGATATTGCGATCACTTACGATACTTCACAGTGTCGAAATAGCGTGATCGTTATCGGCTCTGAGGATGGAGAGCAGTCGGCAGCATACAACGAGGAGACCTTTGTTGGTGATGGTGAAACGCGCGCATGGGAGCTTGAGGACAAGCCTTCTGAAATTATTTTTATGAAAATTGACGGCGTGGTTCAGCAATATTCCCTCGATGTAAACGAACGCGACACGGATACTTTTGTCTACTCTTTTGAGGGCGCGTCTTTTCGTTTGACTGACGCACAGACAACCCCTACGGGAGCGAACACGATTGTGGTGCGCTACTATCCTCGAATACCTATAATCGTTCAGAAAAAAGACAGTGCGAGCATAGCCTTTTTTGCTGCTCTCGATGGTGGTGATGGTGTTATGGAATACACGGTTAAAGAAACATCTATCACTTCAAAGGCTACAGCAATCGATCGCGCACTTCAGGAGCTTGATGAGTTTTCTATGCCTTTGGTAAACGGACAGTTTACAACACGCACAGGGCTTTTGTCGGGCGGTTCTGTTTTCTCTCCGGGACAGGTTCTCACAGTGAATCTGCCTACTCACGGAATCTCTAGCGACTCCGCTTTTCTCATTCAAGAGGTGAATATTGACATCGCAGAGGACGGCACAAATACAGAATATATTTATACCGTTCGTTTTGGTGGCAAGCTCGTGGGTGTTCAGGAGTTTCTCGAGTCGCTCGTGCCTGATGGTGGAGAGGTTTCGAATCAGGATAGAATATTAACGATCGAGCAATTAACTGACGTCGAGGAAATGGAGGACGAGGCACCAGTGCATACAATTTTCACTCCCCCATTTAAATACGGACCTAGCGGTTCGCCAGTCGGTAGGTGGGGGTTGTCGGAGTGGTTTTCTTAATAAAATAATTTTTAAATAACATGAGTGATGCAGTAATAAAAAAATTGACAGACGGTGAGGGTGTGGAGGGTATTCTCACTTTCACAAATTATGAATTAGACCCGAAGTGCGCACGAGCTGTACAGCTTGATGCTATTTTAAGAAATGCGGTAAATATTCCTAAATTAATTTTTGATGAAATGATCGCAGAGCTTAGATCGCTTTGTCGTGTTCGTGTTTTTCATACAAAAAACAGAGTACTGCTCGCTGCTCGTTCTATGCAGGCGGGACGCCTTGTCGGGGTAACTACTTATTCAGGTGAAGTAAATTATGGATGTCTTGGCACAGGATCTACTGCAGTCGATGATGCCGATGTGGATCTCGATACTGAAGTAAAAAGAAAGCTCTACGCATCTCGGACTCAAACCGACGACTCAGTGTCGCTTGATTTTTATTATTCTAAATCTGACACGAACGGAACCTATGAAGAGTTCGGACTTGTTATCGATGGGACTGCGACTGTGGATACTGGACTTTTATTTAACCGTGCGCTCACTGGCGGTTGGGTAAAAACATCACTCGAGGCGATGACTGTTTCTATACAAATAAATGTAAACGCAGTATAATATTTTATAATTATGATAAAAGATGCACAGGATATTCTAGCCACCGATTTTATTAAAACCGTAGTAGCGGGAGAAGCACTGACGGCGAATGATGCATGTTATATCGATGCATCTGATGGCAAGGCGTACAAGACTGATTCTGATGTATCTACAAAGGTTGGTTTCGTAGGTTTTGCACAGGAGAATGCATCCTCAGGAGCAAATGTTAATTTAATCCATTCGGGACAAATGACGGGATTGTCTGGTATGACAATTGGTGCGATTTATTATTTGAGCGGTACTGCAGGAGCGATCACATCCACAGCACCATCGAACGCTATTCGAGTCGGTGTCGCACTTTCCGCTAGTGTATTAAAAATTGATAAAAATAATCGTATCTTTTCAACTTTTGGTGGTGACGGATCTGATGGCGCACTCGTTATAACTTCAGGTACTACAACAATTAACCTTGCGGGGGCACAGGTGGTAACAAAAAACTACTCATCTATTTCTATCACTGGGTCGGGTAAATTAGCATTTTCAAATCCACATGCTAACGGTACCGTTATTGTTTTAAAATGTTCAGGCGATGTGACTTTGACATCATCGGCATCGCCAAATATTGATGCAAGTAATTGTGGTGCAGATGGTAGTGCGGGTGGTACTCGTTCATCAACGGGTGGATCTACTGATTCATCCGATGCTAGTGATGGTACTTCGTTTACAGGACTCACAACGGATGGAGGGCATTCAACTGCTACGGGTACAGGGCACGAGGGAGGTGTTGCTGCGGTCTATGCTTATTTATCGGCACTTGATTCTAATTATCTTTTATTTCAAAAATACACAAAAGTAAAAGTCGGAGGTGGTGGATCGGGAGGACGAGGTACATATTCATCGGGTGGGTCGGGTTCTGTAATCGGAGGGACAGGAGGTAAGGGAGGAGGTGCTTTGATTATTGAGGTTGCAGGATTTATAAATATGACCGCTACCAACTCAATTTCTGTAGGTGGTAGTGTTGGTGCAGTCGGCTCGATTACTGGTTCACCGAGTGCGTATTGTGCAGGAGGTGGAGGTGGTGGCGCAGGGGGTACTTTATATTTAATTTACAACTATCTCACATCAATTTCAGGTGGTATTACGGTTACAGGTGGAGCGGGTGGAGCGAGTGTTGGTACCGCTATAACAGGGCGAGGAGGAAATGGAGGAGGGGCTATTGCTGCAGGTAGTGGTGGTTCTGATGGACAAACAGTAAACGCCGTTGGAGGATCTGGTGCCGATGGTAATTCACTTGTCATTAAAAATACAAACTTCTTTTAATTTTATGGACAAACACCTAGACATAATTCCGTACTCATTTAGCACGATTGGGAGCGTTTGCTCTAACATAATTTATAAATGCATGGCTGCTATCATTTATGTTTTTTATAGCTTTTTTTTCGACCCAACACAGGAGAAAGCACTCATCGCTATTGCAGTTTTAATTATATTCGATTTTATCACTGGCTTTTGGTCCGCAAAAGTTTCGGGCGAGGAAATTAAATCGGGCAAGGTTTTTCGCTCTGCCACAAAATCAGTAATTTATTTTCTATTCATTTCTGCGGCGCATATTGCGGGCGTGGCTTTCCCTTTTATAAAAGATATCTCAGGCTCTACGGTCATAGCTTTTCTCGCACTCACCGAGCTTATTTCTATCATGGAAAATATCGGCAAAATGGGCTTTGCAATTCCTAAAAAAATGCTTAATAAATTACAAGATATTCGCGATGATAAATAACCTTTTAAATAAATTGTTTGGTATCGAACCGTTGCGAGGAACGGGAGCTTTTGCGAATCCTTTTGATTACCGAGACATCACACTCGCCTCTTTGGGTGGTCCTACTTCAGCACCTGATTCGTTTAAAGAATCGGAGATGTATTTGAAAGCTCTTGAGGTCCTCGATCAGATGCAGGTCGGGGCTTGCGTGCCTCATGCGATCGCCGAGCTTTTGATGCTTTATATTTTTAAGGTGACGGGTAAAATCGTACAACTCTCTCCTCGATTCGTTTATAAGCTCTGCAAAATGCTCGATGGGATTCCTGATATGTCCGGGACCTTTCCTCGAGTGGGCGCTTTGGTCTTTGTAAAAATCGGATGTGCGGTCATTGAATTAATTAAAAATGACACTTCCCTTTCTGAAAAACTTTATATTGATTTTGAAATTACCGACGAGATGCTTGATAGCGCTCATCAGCATAAAATGCCGGGCTTTGCCGTTGTGTACGCTGAAATCGAATCTATCAAATTAGCAATCTCTCAGAACGGTGCGGTCACGGGATCTACTCAGTGTGGTGACTGGACTGCTCTGCCTGTTAGACCTATGCCATCGAGGGGCTTTCACTACACACTCTGGTACGGCTATGAAAAACTTTCAAACGGAGATTATAAAATCTTTTTCAAAAACTCATGGGGCAAGGGTTGGCTCGCTAAATTAAAAAAATGGCTCTTTGGGGGCTATGGATATTTTCTCTGGTCGGAGTACAAGGACTACGTTCGTGATATAATTGTTTTCACAGAGATACCTAAAACATTTTTGGATATAATAAAAATTATGCCATACAGATTTTCAAAAGAATTAAAATTAGGCGACACTCATCCTGATGTCAAAGAGCTTCAGAAAATGCTTAATGCATCACCTGACACTATGATCGTTCTCGAGGGTGCAGGATCTCCGGGCGAGGAGACAAGCTACTTCGGTATGAAAACTCGGGACGCTCTCATCAAGTGGCAGGTCAAAAAAGGCATCAGTCCACAATCGGGTTATTTTGGTCCGATCTCTATCCGAAAAGCTAACGAGCGCATCGGTACTTCAGGCAGTAAGATTCGACTTTGGGCTTTGGCTATTCAGTCACACGAGGGCTACTATGCGGGGTCACGGTCATTCAGAAATAAGAATCCGGGTAACATTCGCTACTCTGGTCTTTTCACAAGTTTGGCGATCGGAAAGGACTCATCGGGCTTTTGCGTGTTCGAGACCTACGAGAAAGGGCTTGACGCTCTTGAAATCTTGCTCACACGGGCGTGTTCGGGGCTTAGTTCGGTATATTCACCTAATGACACCCTACTATCGTTCTACGAGAAGTATGCGCCGTCTAGCGATGGTAATCATCCGCTTTCTTATGCGACTGCGGTGGCAAACAAGATCGGCGTGCCTATCGGGACCAAAATCAAGGAGCTATTGTAACATCACACAACTTGTGATAGACTTGTCAATAAGGAAACGGAGATTTAGATTCTGAAGTTTCCACATGTCTTACAAAAGACCGTCAAATCATATATGACTTTCAAAGGCTCTCGCTTAAAAGGTGGGGGCTTTTTGTATGTATTTATATTCCCTTTACTTCTATTAACTTTACTTATATTACGCCGTCCACGGACAGACAGTGGACCGTCCACGACATTTCGGGGGGGGGGTTGGGATAGTAATCAGTGATATTCAGTAGTATAATATTTTACATTATTATTAATATGTAAAAATATATGATTGAAGCATTAGGATCAATTTTTATTCTCGCAGTTTTAATTGAGGCAATTGTCGAGTATTTTGTTGTTGGCGCTTTAGGTGAAAGGACTTATTTAATTCGATATGTTGCAGCATTGATTGGGATCATTTTGTGTCTTGTCTACAATGCGGATCTATTCCGTGCGGCTGGCATTCTCTCGACAGTGCCTTTCGTTGGAAATGTTTTGACGGGACTTATTGTAAGTAGAGGATCAAATTACTTGAATGATTTTATTTCAAAAATCAGAGTAATGGCAAAAAAGGAGGACTAATCTTTTTAGACTCCCCTACGCATCCTCTAATAGGGTTAGTAACTTTCCCCGAATACTTTATACTTTCTTTGTTGCAGGTATATAGCTTTGGCGGATGCATCGGGGAGTCTATGACTCCGGGTGCAATTCGACCGTAAAATGCACACTCGAAAGGGTGTGCATTTTGCTTTTTTATAATATAATAATTAAAGCTCACTCTTTCGGTTTCCTTAGTGAGATGCCCGTTATCCGCCGAACGATATGGGCATTTTCTTTTTCTTGTGATATGCTTAAAGTCCTGATGAGTGGTATACATCGGGTTCATATTTTTGGCTGAAAGCCCGCTTAACTGCGGGTTTTTTGCTATTTGGGGTGGGAGTGGATAACTCGCTTGTGCTATCACTTGACATCAAACGCTATCGAGGTAAACTTAAGATATTAAGAAAAGTTAATATAAAAAGTTATGGAAAATCCAAAAGAATATTTTAGCAACGAAAAGTGTTCAGTCGTCCTAAACAAAGACAAAACATTCTCAGGGACTGATCGTACGGACTACGCAAACGGCACAAGGTTTTACACTCGCAACATTCGGTCTTGGAAAAAGGGTCTAGCTATTCTCGTTGAAAAGTTTACAGAAAATACAACGATGTATCAGGCTATGAATATGTTGAGTGAGGTCGGACTCAATCCACGAAGTTATTGTTCAGTAGATTAATATTTTTAAAATAATCGGGGGATGGAAACGTCCCCCACAAATAAAAAGTTATGACAACAAACGAAAGAATCAAGGGGAGTATAAAAAAGAATGTGGCTCGTTTAATCCCTGACGCAGCAAAGGAATACACCGATCAGCAAATAGAAGTAGACCTTTTGCGTATGGGCTGTGAGATGGTTGATATGCTTAATAAGGATCTAGCGACTGTAGACACAAAGGCGGGGGATGATGAAAGACAAAAGGCGGGTGCGATCATTGAACAAATGATTGCAAAGCAGATCGTGGTCGAATTAAAAAAGAAATATAACATCA